TTCTTTCGACCTTTCACTGGTTCTCTTCTCCTATTGTTTGAGTTCTTGTTCTTATCTACGGTAAAATCCTCTTTTATATTTTCTTGTTCTTTGTCTTGTGTCTTTGGAGCATTATCTTGGAGAGCCTGTAATAAAGCTTGTTTTTGCTCTTTTGATAGTGTTTTTATAAAATCATTCATGCTCATGATCTTTTACCTTTCTCAAGTAATATGTCAGCTTTTCTTTTTAGTTCAAACACTTTACCGTCTAGTGCTTGTAGTCTAGATTCTGCTATCTCTCTCATTTTTTCAAGAGATCCTGCATAGGAATTGTTTTGTGATAGTATGTGCTTCTTTGATTCATGCTTAGTATATTGACCAAAATCATTACTGTGTTTGGCTATTAACTTTTCCATTTGGTCGTTACACCAACCCAAAGCTATTTTGTTTTTGTTGATTTCGTCTTGGATATAGGTGGCATAACCATAGATCAAGTATGCAGCATCAAATAGTTCTTGCTGAGTAAGTTTTCTTAACTGATCAGCAGATAAATCTGAAACTAATAGATATTCCTCTCTGAATGAGGAAAATTTTGTATTACTACTATTGATATAGTCGTTTATTGAGTTTATATGTTCTGATAGTTTATCAGACGCTTTTAATTCTTTGTCTCCACTCATCATCGCTTTCTGAATATTTTAGGGTTATCAATCTTATGCTGTTCAACTTGCACCAATCTATTTTATCCTCATCCCTAGCTTTAGACTTCAAGAAATCGGCCTTACTTTTATGGAAAAATGCGTTGTATTCGTAATGCTGCTGACCGTGAACTTCTATTGCTAACGATATGGTTGGAATAAAAAAATCCAAGTATAGCACAGATTTTCTATGACGCTCTGTGCTTCCGGGTAGTTTTACTTCTTCAAGAATTCTGTAACTATTGAAGATTTCTTTCAGTATACTTCTTGCTCTTATATGGTACTTTGATCTTTTTCTATTGTCGTTATGGAATATATCGTACTCTGATAAATTCCATACGTACTCTTTACCATTTATACCAACAACTCTCATCAATACAAGTCCTTGATTTTTGAATAAATAAACTGTGCTATAGTTTCATTATTTGTCAAAAACTCTGACACATTATTGATTCCTTGGAATTTGAAAAATTTCTCTACTTGCTCAAGGTTGCTTGCATCAATACTGTTAGCAGATAGCACCTTGGCGATAACAGGATTAGAAATATCATCTACGGCACATTGAATAGTATACCATGCTCCAGAGCTTTTAATTAATCTGAACTCGCAAGCAATCTGAACAACTTCTTGTACTTCATCTATTCCCAAGCCATACTTAATCCAACTTTCTGCTGTACTATTTGGTCTTCCTCCAGCGTTAGAGGTTTTAATAGACCAATTTGCTATTTGACCAACGTGTGGCCCAGTATCTTTTGGAACTTGCCACTTACCACGATGAGTAATAACCATATTTGTTCCAGCTTGGTATTGTAACATATTTCCACAGTCAGCCATTTTTTGTGGTGCATATGGTGAACCACCAGTATTAGCAATGTTGTGTGTTACACAAATCAATATAGTCTTATTCTTCATGAGCGTTCCGCTAATACGTTTAAAGAACATAGATAATAGTCTTGGTAGTGCATTTCTTACACCCGTTCTTACTTCTCCCTCCAATTCACATGCAGGAACCATATTGGATAGTGAGTCAGCGATAATGAGGCAACCCGGATCGTTATTGACATAATATTCGATGATATTGAGGAAGTCTTCTGCTGAAAGAATTCTATCATCAGTAGACTCTATAATCAAAATTAGATTAGGATCTAATCCCTTAATTCCATCAAAGTTTTGTTTAGATAGTCTGCCTTCTGTATTTACATAGATAATGCGCTTGTTTAATTTTTGACACTTTGCTGCAAAATGTAGAGCAGTTGTTGTTTTTCCGCTTTTCGGATCTCCGGTCATTACCACAACAGAGCCTTCTCTTAAACCCCCTCCAAGAGCTATATCTAATGCTGGCGAAACACCAATAACTTGTAGATTATTTATGCTCTCAAGAACTTCTGTTCCACTTCTAACAACATCTCCATATTTTGCTACAACAGAACTACTTATCGCATCTTCACCGAATTTGTTAGGATTCTTCTTTACCTTACTCATAAATTCCTCAGTTTGTTTAGTGTTGTCTTTTTACTAGTATAGGATTGATTTTGTCTTGTTTCCAACTCTGGTTTTTCAACAGATGCTTCCATATTTACATCTACTTTGGTTTGAGACTTTTCTATCATCAGTTGATGCTTGGCAATTACCTTTTCTGCTTCTGGATTTACTTTATATCCTCTTCCGTTCTGTATGCCAAGCACAAGTAATCTATCAAAGTCCTTAGATTTTATAGCTGAAAGTATAGCTTCTTCGCTATATTTCTTTTTTAGCTGTATAGCAGCGCCGTGTTGTTTTTTCCATAACCAATGGTTTGGATCACCTTTAGTCCAAAATTTGTACGATGGTTTTCCAATGTTGAGCTTTTCTGCTCGTCGTAATACTATATACTCTGCAACATACGCCTCAAAAGTACAATATTCACCCGTGTGAATATGTTGGTATTTCCTGTTCTCCGACCACTGTTTTTGTGATTCTTGATTAAACAGTTTTGGTCTGTTGTCGCTCATTGTGGTATAGCAATGCTTCTTTAAAACAGGATTCTACTGTGTCTTCTTCTTTTCTATGCTCAACTAGTTCTGGAATTAAGAATACTTGCTTCTTAACCATATCACCAAAAATTTTACCTATTGTGTAGGTGCTTATTGTGTTCTGACCCATCATCCCAAGTATGGAACGGATCAAGTATACACCATCGCAACCTGTTGTGTCAACACCCACATAATTAGTTTTTCTCTGTAATCCAAGTTCGATTACATTGAGTTCTTTGTTTTGACAATACAGTTTGACTTTTTGCCAATCTTCATACGAAGAAAAATATCGTATTTCGTTATTGGATAGAGTTACCTTGACCCAAGTTTTGTATCTATCTTTCTTGTATTCTTTGAGCCATTCATCATATGAGGAAATCATTTTTTAACGCTCGTAACACAATCTTGCGGTCTTGTCAAATTTCTCTTTTTTCTCGTTGCGTCAGACATTGTGGAAGCATTTTCAGTCATTACCACCGCTCCCTTTTGTCTAGCAAACTGGTCGCCAACTATGGAAGTTTTTTCATTGTTCTTAACAGCAGATGTGTAACATTTTTGAATAGACTTTGCTGGTCGATCTAGATCAGTAGCGATTTCATTTATATCCTTACCAGACTTCGCGTGTTCAGTTATGTAAAACGTTTCTGCTTTACTAAGCGGTCCTCTTTTACTAGCCATTAATATAACTCCTATTTACTTTAGTCAAAAATATTCTATTTCTTGTTAACAGATAGTTGTTATAGTTTTCGAATGTTGTGTGTTTGACTTGTTTTAGATCGGTTCTATTCCAAATTTCTCGTCCAGCCTCTGGACCAAATGGATCAAGTGGTTGATTATTAAATACCCTAATAAAGTACTTGTTCTGAAACTTTCCATTTCCTAAGTTTATGCTCAACGACTTCGAAAAAACTTTCTCACTTTCTCCGTCAGTAAGTTCGCCCTTTAGATTAAAGTAGGCAGTTGTACTTTCTTTTGATATTTTTTGATCGTGAGAATCTATAAATTTCATGTTTCACCTGTGATAATATACTTCTTTGTTTGTTCTGGAGTCATTTTATTTATTTCTTTTCTTGTGGCTTTACCAAAAGAAGACAAAGGAGAAGCATTAGCTAATTCTTTATCTTTCTTGGATTGTTCTATCTCTGATTTTTGATATCTGCCCATAGAACTCCAATTCTTATCGGCAAGTTGGCCCAAAGTCTTTACGTCTTTTACAAAAGTCCCTAGCCCACCATATATTACTCTAACCAGCGAATCTTGACCACATGATGGGCATTGGATTAATGGATCGTCTTTGAATGACTGAAATACATCATTTAATTCATGGCTGCAATTGTCACATCTATAATCATATGTAGGCATCTTATTCCTCTAAAGCGTTCAGTATAGCTCCTAAAATTCCATTTCTTTGTATATCACCATAATCAAGTTTGCATATTCCTACACCATTTATATTGATTAGTTTTTGCAAACAGTTTGCTAGACCATTTTCTCTATATAGATCCGTTTGTTTAGTGTCTCCGTTTATAATAACTTTTGAATTTTCACCCATTCTTGTTATGAACATCTTTATTTGTTCAAATGTACAGTTCTGAGCTTCGTCAAGAATCATGTATGCATTGTGAAACGTTGATCCACGCATTGTTTCCAATGGCTCAAATCTTATCCTTCTTGTGTTATAATACAAGCCAAACTTATCTCTACCTAAAAAGTATTTTAGGTTTTCTTCCATCGGCTGAAGATATGGCTTAATCTTTTCATTCAATTCTCCCGGTAAAGAACCTATGTCTTTTCCGGTACAGACCAATGGCCTCGTTACTATTATAGTTTCAACCTTATCTTTTTCCAAATGTTCAGAAGCTATACCGGCAACTATAAAAGATTTTCCAGTACCAGACGGTCCAGTACAAAATGTGATATCATTTTCTACTATGGATCTTATATAGTTTTTTTGATTCTCTGTTTTGGCTACTAATACATTGTTCTCTTTTGCTTTTTTCTTTTTATTGTTTTTGCGAGAATATGGGTTGTTCGAATTGTTATTTTCCGGTGCTGCCAAAGCCGTTGTCTCCTCGTTGCGAGGAACCTAACGTTTCATGGACCTCCATAGTGACGCGAGGAACCTCTTGGAATATAATCTGAGCGATTCTATCCCCGGTATTTATACTAACATTTTCTTCCGAAGTGTTATATAAGCATACCATTATCTCTCCTCTATAACCGCTATCCACTACTCCAGCTAAAACATCTATACCGTGTTTAACTGATAGGCCCGATCTAGGCCAAATTAAACCGGCAAAATGTTCTGGCATTTGTACTGCTATCCCCGTTCTGACAGTCTTACGTTGTTTTGATGGTATGATGGTATCAATGGCGGAATATAAATCCCACCCAGCATCACTAATATTTGCTCGCGTTGGAGTTTTTGCAGTAGAGTCAACAAGTCGAACTTTCACTACATCATAGTCAAAGAAGTCATCAACGATCATATATCTAAACCCCCTAAATCTATTTCTTCTAAATCATTTTTACTAGCACCAATTTTGTATGAGGTTATCTCATGCTCTTGCGGTGCAACTTGTACAGATTCGCTATTCATCCAAGGATCGGTCCATCCCGATATTGGATTTTTGCAACCTCTATCGTATGGAAGACCTATTGTTTTTCTTCTACTCATGCATAACCAATCAATGTATTGTGACATTACTTTTTCGTTTAATCCAATGATCGACCCGTCTTTAAATAAGTATTCGGACCAAGCCTTTTCTTCATTTGCGGCTGATTCAAACATGGAGATTGCTTCTTCTTCACATTCTTCTGCTATTTTTGTAAATCCCTCGTCTGGATTATTGCGTAGAATTTTGATTATTTCTTGGGTATTGTAAAGGTGTAAAGCCTCGTCACGTTTGATTAATTTGATAATATCAGCATTGCCTATCATCTTTTTATTTTCAGCAAAAGCAAACGCACAAATAAATGATACATAAAACCTAATAGCTTCTAAAATATTGACGCTTATAAGAGTTAGGTATATCTGCTTTTTTATATCTTTGGGCTTGCCGGAATTTCCTATTTCTCTTAAAGCGTTGTATTCTTTTATTGCCACGTTGGCACGTTTAAGTATTTCTTTGTCTGTCAAACAGCTATCAAGAATTTCACTTGGATTATTGTATACATTTTTGATAATATACGTGTAACTATAACTATGAATTTGTTCAAAAAATTGCCACACGTTCATGCAAGCTTCTAATTCTGGATTGGAAACATATTCGGTCAGCGTTGGAACACCGCGACAAATAACACTATCCATCATGGTCTGATACTTAAGATTAGATGTAAAGATGAAACGCTCATTCTCTGACATTACATCGTCATTCTTGAAGTCATTTCTGTCTTTCTTAAGCTCTATTTCTTCTGGCCTCCAGAAGAATTCTAGCTGTTTCTTGTATAAATCAAAAAACACAGGATACTTAAATTTGTCATATCTCTGTAGAGAAAGATCTTCGCCCAAGAACAATGGCTGGGCTAGATAATCAACGTTATTTTTATTCAAAATCGTTTTCATATTGCACACGATCCAGATTCACAACCCGAAGACTTTTCTGTTTGACCATCACCATCGGGAGTATTGCAGTAATAAAAGTTCTTTACACCATACTTATACCCGTAAATTTGATCTTTTATCAAAATACTCAAGGGTATATTGCCTTCTGGATAGTGGGAGTAGTTATAGTAAAGGTTTACGCTAATACTCATATCCACAAATTTCTGTAAAACTGCACATATGTTCAAAATGGCTTTGTTATCTTTCATTTCCCAAGCTAACGTATAGTAGTTTTTTCTAGAGTTATAGTTTGGCACTAGCTGCTTTAAAACGCCGTTTTTAGCCTTCTTGTAAGAAACTAGACTCCTGACAGGCTCTATTCCGTTTGTGCTGTTCTGGATAACGCTAGATGACTCACATGGCATGATAGCGGTTAACGTAGAATGTCTTAAGCCATGATCTGCGATTCTTGTTCTTAGTCCTTCCCAATCCATAGTGTACTCTGGACTAACTAGTTCGTCAACCGTTTTTTTGTACCAATCTATTGGTAATAGACCTTGTGCATACTTGGTGTCTTGAAATTTATTGCATGGCCCAAGTTTTTGTGCTAGTTTACAAGATTCGTTGAGTAGATGCCATTGAATTTTTTCCATTGTGGAATGGACCAGCTTTAAAGTTTCTGGATCATCATACTTTAACTTTTGCTTTGCTAAGTATGCTGCAAAATTAGTAATGCCTATACCAAGAGATCTACGATTTTTCGTAAAATTTTCTCCAGCAAGAACTGGATAATCTTGATAATCTATCACGCTTTCTAATGTCTGAACAGCCATAGCACAAGCCATCTGTATGTCTCTGTCATCTTCCATCTCTAAAAGATTCAGTGCTGATAAAATACAGATGCCTATTTCTCCATTTGGATCATCTATAGAAGTTATAGGTTGTGTTGGATGGATTATTTCTTGACACAAATTACTCATGTAAACAGGAACTAACCAAGATCCATGCTCATTTGCATTGTCAATATTCATTACATATATGCGTCCAGTTTCTAGTCTTTCTTTAGCAAATATTTCTGCTAATTTTCTAGCACTGATTTTTTTCTTCATCTTGACATATCTGTTATTCTCATACTTCTCGTATAGCTTTTTGAAATCTTCGTTGTCATTCATAGAACTATACAAGCCGCCCGTTTCTTCTGGATTGAATAACGTAATGTCTTCGTTCTTAATCAAGCGTTCGTAGAATAACTTATTAAACTGTACAGAGTAATCTAGTTTACGCACTCTGTTATCGTCTGTGCCAGCATTGTTCTTTAATGTCATTACATCTTCTATTTCATAATGCCAGAATGGAATATGTACTGTTGCTGATCCTCCACGAATTCCATTTTGACTAGTGGCTTTTACCGTAGACTCAAATATCTTTAAGTATGGGATAAGACCAGTGTGTATTACTTCTCCACCGCGAATACTTGCATTGATTGGTCTAATGCGTCCTATATTCAGTCCTATGCCAGCACGACGAGCAGTATATTTACCAACGGCATGTACGCTAGAAAAAATGGAGTTTAGATCATCCTCAACGTCTACAAGAACACAACTTGCAAATTGCTTAATTTTTGTTCTTACGCCAGCCATAATTGGTGTTGGTAAATTGATCTTAAAAGTAGAAAAACACTCATAAGCTTTCTTGACTTCTTCTACCGTGTTGAATAGTGCTAATGCTATGCAAATGTAGGCAAATTGTGGAGTTTCATATATCTCTCCTGTTGCACGATTTTTTACAAGGTACTTGTCTATTAACTGCTGCAAACCAGCATATGTGAATAGATAGTCTCTGTCGTGGTCTATTATTTTATCTAATTCACTCAGCTGATCAGAAGTCCACTTATTGAGTATTTCTTTATCGTAGACATCGCTTTCTACATTTTTTTCTATGTGCTTTTTTAAGGTCGGTGGATTATCATATCTTTCCCAAAGATCTTTTCTTAGGGACATGTTCAACAACCTTGATGCAACATATTGATAATTAGGTTTTGAGCTTGATGTTAAATCGTTAGCAGATTTGATAAGTATTTGATGTATGTCTCTTGTGTTTATTCCATCCTTTAAGGATAGATGGGCATTCATTTCTATGTCCGACCAAGAAACATTTGCTATATCCTTTATAGCCCATTCTACTACTTTGTGGATTTTCTCCACGTTATATTTTTCAAAAGAACCATTCCTTTTTTGAACCTGCATATATATTATCCCCTATCTAATCTAGTAGAAAGTAGAGAGTATCACTCAAATATTTTTCTGAATAGTCTTTCGACTATAAATTTCAACACGACCGGCAACAAAACATATAGCAAAATAAATGTAAGAATAGCGGAACCGTGTCGTTCTTCATTTCTGATGTTTTCTGTTATAAAATCTTTACATTGTTGCTTTAAAACTCTTTGTTCAGCAAATGAGGCTTCACGAAAAGCCTTGCTCTGATAGGCTATTGTAGCCCATTCAGTTCCGTAATGCAAGCACTTGGTTGCAAGTTTTTTTCTGGCATCGTCTTTAAATTCGCTTGATATGGCTTCTTCTATTTCCGAGAAATCAAACAGCTGACCATAGATTAGCTCTTGTGTTTTCTCATATGAAAAATCTATATCTGGAAGATATCTTAGCTTTATAGTACCGCCAGTTTCACCTAGACACAATCCATTAACGTGTGCCGAAAGTGTTATGAATCTTTTCCAGCTTAATCTTGGAGAATTATCAACAAAGTCTAAAGAGATTGTGTCATTCTCTTTGGTTATCTTTATATTCAGAGGTTGTGGAAACTGAATATTGATATTATTTATTGAATAACCAGATTCTGAAAAAATCTGATAAATTATATCTCTAACCTGTTTTAAGTCTATCATTGTTTTTGTATTAATGACCAAGCAAGACCCATAAATTTTGCAGAGATGTCTGCCTTTTCTGTCTCTGTGAGTATGTGATTATCTTCACCAATACTTGACTTGAGCAGTTTTACTAATTCAACATCTAAATCATTGTACTTATCTTTTAAAGAATCAGTAAAAAAGAAACTCGCCGCCAAAACATAAACATCATTTGTTTGCTGATTATCGGCTGTATAGTTTGTTATGCGTGTGGCAAAATCTTGATTAAAAATTGCTAGCTTTGCTCTGTCTGTTGGGTCCGTAACAAGGTTAGAGATTGGTTGTACCAAATCTATTATATCTTGTGCTGGCTTTTTAATATCCAATATAGCGATTTCATCTTTATCTATTACAACATTAGATGATTTTTGAATAGCTAAAACTAATCCGAATAAAACTAAACAGATTGCTACGGCGTTCTTTAAATTAAGATTGAACTTCATCTTCTAAAATCCCATTCAATAAAGGAAAGACTTCATCTAATTTTTGTGACGCTACATCTAGATGAAAATTGTCACATTTTGCTTTGAGTTGATACCACAAGCTGACAATTTCCAAAAACTCTTTTTGTTTATCTGAACTATTCTGGTTTGGTACTGTATTATTGTTTTTAAAGAATAGCTTCGACATCAGATATGAAAAATCTATGAAATTGGTCATTAGTAGTAATAGGCCCAACCCAATTGAGCCATATATAAGATAATTTATGTTCATTTTGGACCTTTTAACGATGATTGACCATGATAGCGAC